CGCGATCGAAATGGCAACGTGCGCCCGATCAAGTCGCGCGCTTCGTGCATCCTTGATCCACTCGTAGCATCGATCATGGCGATTCATGCATGGGGCGGCAAGGCTGCCTCATGCTACGAGGAGTAGCACCAAACATAGCAAGTAGTGCGGATGTAAGCCTAGGGCATTGACTCTCGCGAGTACCCATCAAAGATGGGTGCACAGTGCTCGCACTTCGATCCATCTTTTCGAATTGGTTCGCGCCATGGTCATCCACTATCATGACCGTGGGGAACACTGCTGTACCGATTCTGTCGGGAACATCGGCGCTTCGCTATACGCCAGTGTGGCGTGCAACTACTTTGATCTCGAACGATCTCGCGCGAGTTACATCCGAAGTTTCGAACCCGAGCGCTGAAGCGCTGTGGAAATATCCAAACCGATGGCAGTCAGCGTTTGAGTTCCGGCGCTCGATGACGATGCAGGCGTTGCTTTATGGCAACGCCTTCGCGTTAATTAATCGCACGCGCGGTGGGGAGTTCTTGGAACTCCTCCCCCTCGATCCTGAGAGCGTGACGCTCGATCTGACCGGAGCCGATCCGGTCTACAAGACTTCGAGCTACGGCACGCTTCCATTGTCCAGTGTGCTGCATCTTCGCACGCCTGGCTACAACGGGCTGTGGGGCGAAAGCCCGATCCGTCTGTGCAGTGTCTCGATGAGCATCATGGCGGCGCAAGAGAATATGGCGCTTGAAGCCTATCGAAACGCCGCGAATCCTAAGGTGGCATTGATTCACCCTGGCCCGTTGAGTCCTGAAGCTCGACAGCGGATCATGCAGGACTACGCGAACAACCACGCAGGGACGATCAACACCGGAAAGCCAGTAGTTTTGGCTGAGGGAATGAAGGTCGAGCGTATTTCATCGACGCTCGACGATACGGGGCTTGCCGAGGCGCGCCGGTACTCCATAGCCGACGTGTCTCGCCTCTACGGCGTGCCGGTGTCTTATCTTTCGGAGCACGCATCTAGTGCCTATGGCACGATGGAATGGCTCTCGCGAATGTATGTAGACGGCTGCATCGCACACTGGTGTGCGACTTGGCAAGCCGAGATTGTCGCGAAGCTTGGATCACCAGGCGACGTAATGACGTGGGATCTTGATCAGCTGACAAAGCCGAGTCTCGCTGAGACTATGGCAGCGCTCCGAACAGGCGTAGAGAGTGGCGTAATCACGCGAAACGAGGCGCGCGCGCGCCTTGATTTACCTCCACTTGCTGGCCTTGATGCGCCGACGCTTGCGCTCAACATGGGCGCAGGCGGCGGCGCATCGAACATTGGTACGGACACATCCGCAAACGCGATTGGAGATTTCACGACATGAGCGAATGCACGCGAGCCATTCAAAGTAGTAGTTTTCAGAACGGGAACAACCTGACCGGATACGCCGTGCTGTGGGATTCTGAGAGCCGAGATATCTTCGAGGTGGGTCGCAAGTTCACGGAGAAGATTGAGCGCGGAGCGTTTGGCGCTCTCGACACCGCCGATGTGAAGCTTTTCTACAACCATGATTCTCGCATGCCACTCGCTCGGACAAAGTCCGGCACGCTCAAGCTGACGCAGGACGAGCGCGGATTGAAGTTCGACGCATCGCTACCTGATACATCAGATGGCCGCGACGTGCGCGCGCTGCTTGAGCGCGGCGATCTCACGGGCGAAATGAGCTTCGGGTTCTTCGTCGAGAAGGATGTATGGACAGGAAACAAACGATCGATTCAGTCTGCTCGGCTCACGGAAATCAGCATCGTGCAAGACGCTGCCTACCCCAATACACACTCAGCGCTGAGGCACGTTGCCGAAGCAGAGATCGCACTGCGACAGATTGCACTCCGTCGCCGCACTTGGATGTGACCTATGAAGACTTTGATTCAACAGCGTGGGGAAGCCCTTCACGAACTTCGCAGTACTCTCGACCGTTGGGAAGCTGCAACCAATCAACCGACGCACACCTTCGACACGAAGGCAGCAGCCGAGCTCCGCGAGAAAGCCGATCGCATGGAGGCCGACCTGCAGCGCATCGAAGCTGCAATGGAAGTCGAAGTCCGTCAGAACAAGGCTGCAGCGAAGCAATCAGCGCTCGCGATCCCACAGCATGAGAGTCGCCTGGCTGCAGGCAGTGGGCTTCTCACTCGCGAGAGTGCCGACTACTCGCGCCGTTGGTGGAACGCAGTAGCGACGGGAAACCAGCAAGAATTCCGCGCGTTGACAACGGGAACTTCAAACGCCGCAGTGCCAGTCGATATGGAACGCCGCATTGTCGAGAAGCTCCAACAGGTCAGCGTGATGCGTCAGCTCGCAGTCATCAACTCGATCGACAGCGATCGCAAGATCGCGCTTGAAAACGCGCTGCCAACTTCCAATCTTGTTGCTGAAGCCGGAACAATCACAGCATCGGATCCAACGTTTAGCACGCAGATCAACATCACGCCATTCAAGTACGTCTGTGCTACGACTGCATCCGTTGAATTCTTGCAGGATTCAATGGGCATCGGTGGCATCGGAACTGCAGAGGCGTACATCGCGCGCAAGTGCGGCACGTCGCTCGGCTTGAAGCTTGAGGATCAGTACCTTACTGGTACAGGATCTTCACAGCCCAAGGGCTTGAATGCATGGATCACGCAGGTGACAGATCTCGGCGGCGCTGCAATCACCACAGTGACGGGTGACAACATCATTGATACGGTGCATCTTGTCGGGCCGCAATATCGCAACTCACCGAAGTTCCGATGGGTCTTCTCTGACACTTTCCTCAAGACCGTTCGCAAGCTCAAGGTGCTTTCATCGGGCTCTAACGAGTACCTCTGGAAAGCATCAGAGAACTACAGCGACATCCGCGACGGTGTGCCTGGCACGCTCTACGGCGTTCCGTACGCAATCAATCAGTACATGCCAACGGCAACAGTCAACGCCAATACATTCGCCGCCGTTGGCAACTTTGACTTCTTCGAGATCTTCGATCGCACTGGTGTCACATCGCTGATGGATCCATACACCAACGCTGCAACCATGCAAGTCGCAATGTACTTCTATCTTCGCACTGATTGCTGCGTCACTCAGCCTGAAGCATTCGCCGCAATCACCTGCTGATTCTGCATCTTTTCCCCCAATGGGGGGAGAAGGGAGCCGATCCCCTTCTCCCCCTTTTTAGGTTCAAGCTATGGTCGAACTCCCGATCTCAATTGATGTGCTTCGACTTGCTTTGAAAGTCGAAGTAGCCGATGACGATGCCGAGCTTTCTCGGCTCGCTGTTGCTGCAGGCACGCACATCGAGCGATACACGGGGCTGCGACTGCGGAGCGCAACGCGCACGCAGTACCTTCGCGCGTGGGAGCGCACGATCCTCACAGAGGCTCCGCTGGTCTCGATCACGTCAATCACATACACCGACACCACAGGGAACCCACAGACACTAGCGGCGACTGAGTATTGGATTGACAAATCACAGCCGATGTGGGCGCTGATGTTTGACTCGCCCGATCTGTTCAAAGAAACGACGCAGCCACTCGTTACCTACGTTGCCGGATACACGCAAGTCCCAGGCGATTTGCAGCATGCAATCGTGGCGCTTGTCGGCGCGTGGTACGCAAACCCCGAAGCGCTTACCGTCGCATCGATGCAGGTGTTGCCAAAGAGCTTCGAGTACCTCCTTGCGAACTACTCCACGAAGGGGCCGTTCTCATGATTGGTGCAGGGCGTTTACGCTTCGTTGCGACGCGAATGACTGCAGCCACGGCGCAGGATGCGCTTGGCGGTCGCGACGATGTGTACACGGCTGGCAGTAGCTTTCGGTGCGATCTTCGCGATCAGGGCGCGAGCGAAACCGCCTACGCCGACGGCGTTGCAGTCATCCGGAACTTTGAAGTACGCGCTCGATGGAACACAGTTGAGAACATCGGGCTAACTGAGATCGATCGATTGTCCGTGCGCGGGAAAACGCTTCGCATTGAAGCAATTACGAATCTTGAAGAAGCCGATCGGCTCGCAGTCATCCAATGCGTGGAGGTTGACTAATGGCTGTTGCGTCACTTGAAGAAGCAATCCGAGTGATGATGACCGGATACAGCGGACTGACGCTCGTACCCGATGCACGCATCACGCACGCTTCGCGCGTCCAGTCCACAGTGCTGCCAGCCATTACGTTCGAGCTTGATTCAATCGCAGTGCAATCGATTGGCAGTGGCCCACTGTTTCAGATGTCGCTGACTGTTTCATGCATTGCGGATACGTCTGTTGACGCGC